TAGTAAGCTGGTACGCCTTTGAAACAATATGTCTGTGGCATATCGCCGTAAGCGGCTCTCATCGCTCCGGCGGCATTGTTTTCGATTATCGGACCTCTTGACATAACTTCCTCTTTCGTCAGCGTGCATTCTTTTCGACTACAAAATTCACACATCTAATTCACCTCCAAATGTTAATTTTACTGATTAAATATTTCCTTCCCAATTCCATATTCTTTGTTTTCCTTTAGCTGGTATTGGCTCTGGTAGTATTTTCATATTCCTGAATTCCCATGCGTAACGTTCCGGTGTCCAATCGCCTAAAAGAAATTCGGTTTCGGATAACTCTCTTTTCGTACCACTATGGACAAAACTTTCGGTTGGTATGCATCTAACAAGTTCCGCTGTTGACACGATAACACCACAAGGCAAATATCTAAAATCTCCCCTCTGGGGAATTAATTTGGCACTTCTTAATTTCTCCATCATTACCGATATAGTTTCATCATCCAATCCTTTTATAAATTTATATGGATTAGCCGCCGCCGCATGTATAGCTATCTCTCCCTGGTAGTTCGTTGCCCACGATCTTGTTTCGTATTGTTTTGCTCCACAAGCAAGTAAGCTCGCCCATGGTTGCCACATTGTTATTACTTTCATATTTACCCTCCTAGTTTTTTCTTTGCCATGACACCATCCTAAAATTTTGGTCTCACTTCTTTTCCGATATGTAACATCCCTTTGCCATCCATACTGCACTTACGGTACATTTTCAATCTGCCACCAAAAAGCTCCCTTATTTCATCTGTCATCGGCAACTCCTGACAAATAGTTTTCTTCTTGTCATATACCAACACCCTATTGCTTCCTAATAATGATTTTTGAAACTTAACAATCATAATCCATTCCCCCTATTCTTTGCTTTTATATGTTCTTAGGACTTTCTGATTGCCCTCTGGTTCGATTTTTAATTACCAATTGGTAATTTGATTGGCTAAATAAAAATCAGCCTAATTTGAGACTAATTTGCTGTGTTCTCGCATTCTTTTCCAATCGTTTCTATTTCATCCGCAAACTCGTAGAGAGTAGCCACTTCGTCCTCTGTTATACGATTCTCTATCTTCTCAACAAATTCACAAAACCTGTCATAGAGTGGTCTTGCCTTTTCCTTTTCAGCTTCCAGCATTTGTTTCACATCCGCATAATATTCTGATTCAAGGATAACCTCTTTCTTCGATTCAGAAACAATGACTGGTTTGTATCCACGCTTCTTCATTTTTTCCATGTCATCCTGATTGCTTACCGGAACCGCTTTTACGCCATACTGGTTTATAAAGTCTTCCGCAATCTCATTTTTGATGTTATCCGGAACCCGGTATGCAGTGATGTAAGTACCGCTATAACTTCCCAAAGAGCGCTTCATTATATTCGGATCCTTTAACTCTTCCACCATTCTTGCTGCGTACCATTTGATATCAAATGAGTTCACCATGCTTCTGTCTCTCTCAAGCCTGACGGTGCGAGGCTTGAAATCCAATCCAACTTCCAGGCCAGCTTCTTTGCAGATAAAAAGTCCTCCAACGTACACCTTCCCAACATACTTCTCACCTTCCAGGATGCTTCCGTATGATGTTTCCTTTGCTTCTTCTACTTTCTGCAAATGCAGATTGGCTGCTTCTATCTCCTGATATTCTTCTTGGGTTATTCCCTCAATCTCAATTATCAGGTTATGTTCCGGTGCTTCCTTCCACATCGGCATCTGCTCTACAAAGAATGTTGGAACCAACACACCGCCGTATCTCCTTGACTTTACCAATCGTGGCTGCCATAATTCTTTCCTGCAATAATTCCGGAACACCACCTTTTTTCCAAGTCTGAGGAGCACAACTGTTGCTATCTTATATCCCTCTCCATGACTCCCAATCATCTCCTGGTTATCTCTCTTCGTTGTTGAACCGAAAAGCAGCGAGGAAATTTCCAGCTCACTGTGTTGATTTCCTATCTGCATTACTTGGGTTTCTTTATCGTACTGGAAGAACATCCTGTTTCCAGTATCCTTAACCTCTTCATCTATTGCATTTTGAAAAAACTCCCTCACCGCTTCTGTAATGCCCCACTCTGGAACATAATCTGCACTGATACTTAATTCGTATTTTCTCATGATATCCTCCTATAATTCATACCCTTCAAATCCATGCTGGGGCTACTTTCGTGTCCGGCAGAGAAAACAGCCAGTCTATTACATCCTTTGGAACATCCTCTTTCTTCCAAGAATTTCCATATTTATATCCACAAACAGGACACGGTTTACTTAAAATTCCATCCGGGTGCTCTTCGGTGCGGAGCCATCCGAGAGTTTTTTCTTCTGTCGCTCCACCACCACCCTGATAAAAAGGTTTTCTCGGTTCATAGTATTCAGCAAAGTCTCCGGACATTTTCTCTTCATGTGTTGTAACCTCATATGGCAGGTTTATAAACATAACCTGTTCTTTGCTGGGAGTGAATGTTTCCCCATCCCTAAGTGCTGCAAGAGCGTCTTCCTTTACCTTCCTCTTCTGCTTCGATGCATCTCTCGTAATTCTGTAATGGTATAATGTAACCTTTTCACTTGCGAGCTTATCCCAGCCGAGTTGCTTCTGGTGCTCGCAATATGGACGCATATCGTTCATATGCCATTCATCCCAAATGTCACAAAGTTTCTGAAGCATTTCCTCTGTCCAATTGTCAGAAGGTCTTCCTTTCCTAATTTCCTCAATGCACTGTCCGCAAGATCCACGACAATCACCATTACTTTTGGGGCCAATCACACCAACAACGCTAAGTCTTCCATCTTTGAACTCAATTTTAGCAAAGGCTCTTGCAATTTTGCCTTCATACGCTTCACACATACAAGGACTAATAATTTTCTTCATTACTACTACCCTCTTCCTTTCTTTACACTTACCGGCTCCAACTGCAAACTTTGTTTCCATTTACATCCATCAACGTTCCGGATGTTCAACCATTTCTCAAATCTGCTCCCACAATCCGGAGTAAACGGTCGATTTCTGCCGCCTCATAATATTCATCTTCTTCGCCTGTTGACGGTTCCATGAATGCAGCTCCTCCGGTCTTGATTTCCAATTTAAACATCCTACATCTCCTCGCTTTCTCCAAAATACTGTTTCCAACATTCCGGGCACATGCCGCTAATGAACATTTCCCGAATTTCTTTCGGCATATCTGGAAGCAATTCCTGAATATGCCCTTCTCCTTTATTGAATTTTGCAAGCCTATCATACTGGTCGTATGTCATTTTAATAATCTTGTCTTTACCGCAAAACTTGCATGGGACTTCATATAACATTTTTTCTTGCTTACCACCGGAACTGCTGGCGGTTGAACCACACTCCTGCGTACGTCTTTTCATCACTACCTCCGCTCCTTTCACTGTCCACCAAATCACTGGCAAATGCTTGTAATACCTCTTCTACCGTTACTCCCACTACTTTCAATTTCTGTAACAGGTCTATGTACTCCTGCTGTGTCACTTCTACGGTTACTGCAATCATCTCCTCGCCCGGCTTATAAGCATCACACCCGGCCTCCAGACACTTCTTAATCTTTCTGCTCCGGTCAGCTCCTAATAGCTCGCAACTTGGCAAACACGGAAGATTCGATTCATCCTCACATGGTTCTGTGCAAGCTCCGCAATCCTTACCTCTGCAATGGAGCCGGTAATGTAAAGTTGCCATACTCATTCCTCCTCGTAATCTGCGTAATCAATTTGCATTACCTCACAAATGCTTTCGTAGTCTGTACCATTTTCATACATGTTCTTGACGGACTGACCTATCGCTGTTCCCCACCAAATATCAATGTATCTTTCGATAGTTATGTTCAAACTGTGATTTCCTCTGTATCCCATGTTTCTCACCTCCCTAAATTTGGTCAATTACGGAACTTGCATCATCCAGATAATTAAACGCTTCTTCCAGCATCTCAATATATCCTTCCATTTCTTCCCCACGTTCTCCGTGCTGGAACTGTTCAGGGAGGTTGTCATGGCTCTCCTGCTCCTCGTCCTTAACCTCTCCCAAGATACTCTTTGCCTGCTCCACTAAATTGAATGCCTTTCCCAATCTCTTTCTTCTTGCTTTGTTCATTCCTGTCTCTCCAATTCTTCTTCATATGCTGCAAATCTCGGTACAAATAAACCGAAATCCGTTGCCGGAAAACTCGTACGCTTTATGGCGTTTCTGATTCCACAAAAATCATGAGCAAAATTAAATTCATCCGCATTCAACCAGTCATCCAGCCTTAAGGCAAACAGTAAATCAGCACTTTCAATATCCATGAATGCGCCCATTCTATCTCCTTGGCTTATTCCCATTTTTTCGGCTCTTTCACAAATACTCACATACTTTTCAAATCTGTCTTTACGCATTGTCTTTCCTCCTCTCTTTAAATTCAATCAACTCTCTCTCCGATGTATGCCGTGATAATAAAGTGACCGCCGTTTTCTCTCTTGTCGCCGTGTTCGTAATAGCTGATGTGCAATCCCTCAATTATGCCCCATCTGATTCCGTGGTTATCACAATAACTTGCCACCAGGTCACTTGCCAACCATTTTTCGTCTCTCTTCAAGCCCTCGTAAACTTTCCGCTCGGTTTCGTCTGTATTCCACTTGCTACCGTTAACTGTCAGCGTAATCTTGGTGTAGACTTCCATCTCAAACAGTGGAAATATATTTACGCCCAGCGCCTTTACGGCGTGCATTGCATCTACGCTTTCGTTGGTATCATACTGCTCCGGCTGTTTCTCAATCCAAATGTTGATTGTCTTGTTGCCGTTCTTAAGGTTAATCTCAAGCCTGTTGTTGAGGTCGCAGATATAATCATAATGTTCAATGTTGCTGCGGTAAATCGGGTATCCAGCGTTCCGGCTGCTCTCCTCGTCCTTTTCATAATCGGTTGGGAAAATTTCGTTTACTGTATTCCATGCTTCCTGGATGCTATTGACTTTCATCTTATTTCCTCCTAATTTGCTTTCTTACCGTTTGGTAATTTATCTTATCGTCATTCTAGCTTACCGTTCGGTAATTGTCAATAGAGAAGTTTATGTTTTTTGAAAGTTTTTAATAATAAATCCTGCAATTGATAAAACTATCCTGATGTTTTTATTTGACGTAACTTGCTACATTCTACGTCTTTATGGTATAATAATGTTGCTATTACTAAAACCGTAGCTTCATAGCTCGTTTTACAACCACTTTTGATGCCCGTCATAAGTGGTTGTCTTTATGTTGCATCATTTCACCTTATTGATTGGTAACTGGAATTGGTGTTGACGGAATTACATTACTTTCGTCATATATTACCGTTTGGTAAGTCCGGGGTAAAACTACACAAAGTAATTGTCAATAGCCAAACTATCGCCATACTTTTGAAATAATTTCATTGCTTCTTCTTTGGTTATAGGCGAAATACTATCCGTTCCATTATCCCATTCAACATATCTTGCTAAAAAGAACCTTCCGGAATCTACATACAGTTCAAAGGCCATTCCATCAGTATACTCATTTTCCCCATCAATGTAAAAATCACTGCAAAGAGCATCTGCCTTGCAGGTATCATACACTATACCATTTCTCACCTGTCTTAGCCTTCTGCCATGTCCTTTCTTCCGGGGTTCAAACTCCATTCCACTTTCCAGTTCTATCAACTTAACTTCATAACCCAACATTTTCATCATTCGGTTCCACTCTTCTGCTGTGAACGAATTTTTCTTCAGCCTCTGCCCAAAATTCTGCGGTGTCCAGTCCATCATCTTTGCAAATTTCCGCTGTGAAATATTCTTTGATATCAGAGCATCCTTAAGTATGTCTGACATGTTTCTATTATTGTCATCTGTGTTCAGTTCAACATTCATTTCATTATCCTCCAATCTAAACTACAAACCTGATTTGTCCATTGCTTTCACTTTCGATTCTAAAACTTGGCCTCCTTTCTCCAACCTTCAAATACGGACAATTTTCTTCCACTATTTTTTTAGCCATGAGTGGCACTACGCTATTTCCGCATCTAGCAACCTGTTTTGCGACCGGATACATCCTCCATCTATGATCACGATCAATGATATAGTCGGCTGGAAAGCCCTGTGCAGCAAATAATTCTCTTGGTGTCAACATCCTGAGAGTAATGTCTACAATCACATAATCTATACCATACACCGTCACTAAGGCAAACCTATCTTTCGTCACTACTGTATGTAACGGTTCATTAAGGCTTTGTCCTGTTCCGCATCCATAATACTCCATGATAAACGAAGCTACCATATTGCATTTCTCAACAAACTCGTTTCTTACCGCCTGGCGGTCAACCATTAAAACTTTAACTTCTCCGAAATGCCCTGCGCTTGTGGTAATTGTATGCAACGGTTCAGTTACCATCTGTCCAGTTCCGGTCTTATAGAACTTTGTCAGAAATGCAGATGCAAGTCCATAACGGTTACTTGTATCCACCATATTTATTGGATCATTCAAACGTTGCCCTCTGGCACCTCCGTTCCCTGTTTCCGAATGATACTGAATCAGCCATGGTGTCAATAAGCAGTGTTCATTTTTTGAAACAATAGTAGAAAGCGGTTCATCTATCCCCCTATTTCTAGCCTTAGTAAAACCTGTCTGCCCCAACTGTACCATGTATGGTGTTACCACTCCATAGCCGTGTTTCGCTGTTATGGTCTGAAGTGGTTCATGAATTTCCTGCCCTCTGAAATTATTCCCTCCATGGTTTACACATACAATGAACGGCTCCTTATTATTGAACACGAACTTTTCAAGTCCTCTTGCAATACGTTTCATCGTATTTTCTGCCAGCGGCTTTTTCCTTCCGAATATGGACTTCCCAAGGTCTGTAAAATCCAATACCGTAGATACCGGAACCCATGGTTCCATCAATCCGCTCTGTGCTTGGATACTGTCTTTCTTTGCATGGGTTCGCTCCGGCCACTTAATTTTCTTGCCGTCACACCGTGCAATCATGTACCAACGCTTCCGGGTAGTCGGAGTGCCGTAATCTGCGGCAATCAACTCCCTCCATTCAACGATGTATCCAAGTCCTTTCAATTCTGCAATAAACTTCTGGAACGTTTCGCCCTTCTTCGCAGGAATAGGAATCCCTTCATCGTCCAGCGGTCCCCATGTCTGGATTTCTTCAACATTTTCTGCTATGATAACGGACGGCTTTACCTGTCTGGCCCACATAACTATAGCCCATGGCAAAGCCCTAATGTTCTTATCTTTTGGTTTTCCACCCTTTGCTTTCGAAAAATGTTTGCAATCCGGGGAAGCCCAAAGCAAATCCACCTTTCTTCCTGCTGTTACCTTCTTCGGATTTACGCTGAAAATATCTTCCTGAAAATGTAATGTTGCCGGATGGTTGGTTTTATGCATTAGTATGGCATCCGGGTCATGGTTTATGGCAATGTCAACATTCCTCCCCAATGCCATTTCAATTCCAACACTTGCACCGCCTCCCCCAGCAAACAGATCCACAATTAAGCCACTCATTCTCCACTTCCTTCCTCAAACTCATTTATCAGATAAGAAATGCCTTGGGGATGATGGCGATTGAACCAGCCCCAAATATCATTCTTTTCGATTCCGGCAGGAAACTCATATCCGCACAAGCTAAACTCATTTTCAAAATACTCACGCCCATCTTTATCAACATCCAGCGGTATGTCTTCAAGCTCCTTCCACATTTCTTCAACCATGCGGTAACAGATATCTTCATCTGAGTTGTAGTCACAGATACCATCATATAACATGCATTCACTGCACAGCATTAACCGTTTCCCACAGTTAAGACAAAACACCATATGTCCTTGCCTTTTTACATTCCACTCAATGACGTTTTCTTTTTCACAATGCGCACACATTTCTGCAACCAGTGACATCCTTATTGCTGTAATTTCTTCCTGCTTTTTCATCACAAGGTCTTTCAATCGCCTCTTTTCTTCTCGCAGCACAATGAGTTCATTATTCATTAATTTCGCCACCTTTCACTTCGTATTTCTTCTTGAAGGTTTCATGAGCCATCTGCGCAATCATCTCATTCCTCTCCGATTTATCATCAAAGATTCCTTTGCAGGCTTCTCTCAATTTGCATATATTTTCCTGTGTAACTGAAATCTCAGCATTTTCCAAAGCTACTGCTAAATCCCCATCGCACCACCTCTCCGTGTACCAATCACCAGGAGCATTCAGCCAATCATTCTCTGCCAACTTTTCCATAGTGAAATTCCATATATCATCATAGTAATCTAGTGCTACAGCATCCTGATAACTTTTTTCAAATTCTTTAGCCCATTCCATGCATTCTTCACGAAAAAGGCAGCTCCATGCTACTATGGCATGTTCGTTTGAATACTTATCCAGGTTAATTCTCCCCTCATTTACCATAGCATCAAAACAAAATGTAATTTCTATGATATTTTCAATTATCTTCTCATTCATCAATAGCCACCTCCTATCCATAAATCACATCATCAAATAGCGCATATTGAATGATGCTGTCGGCAACTTCTGCATCCACTTGACCGCAATCCACTTTCAGTTTGCGGTCGTAAAACTCCAAGATGTCGGTTGCGCCTGGCTCTTTCAGATATCGCTTAAATCCTTCAACGAATTTCTCCCTAGTGAGTATGTAGTCCTGATTATCCTCGTTATCATGTAGTTTCAACTGACCTCCCCTAGAAATCTGATCACTTCCATATTCTCCGAGGTACTCACCAATTACTGCCGCATCGTCACACCAGTAGTTGATTCCGCCCTCCAATGCGGATACCATAATGTCATCAATATCTTCATTCTCTAAAATCACCTCTAATTCCATCTTAATACTCTCATTGCTCTTGTTTTTCATCTTCAACCTCCTCGCATAATTTATAGCAATTGTTATGGCTTTACTTGGATAAGATTTGTGGTGCGGCCTCGACCTATTGTTTTACCCTGCCTTTTGAGTAATGATTGCACCTTACTATAAGTAACGATGCTTATAATTGGTTCATAATCCCCCTTATACACCTTTCCGCAATAGGGGTTATACCCGCAATACTGCGGTCTGGTTAAAATCACCTGAATAGAATATGCCTCTGGAGCTTTGCCACGCTTTCCCTTGTATCCTTTTGCTCTGCACAGTTGCGCAACCTCAGATAAGTTTTTTCGAATCAAATATTCCTCAAAGCAAAATCGAACATATTCCGCTTCCTTCTCATTTATCTCAAATGAATCCTTTCCAAGTTTATCGTAACCCAGTATTTCAGAGCAGGTTCGCTTTCCTTGTGCTGCCCTTTCTGCCATAGCCGCCCGCACTCGCTCTCCTGTTAACTCTCTTTCTAACTGCGAAAAAGTGCCTATAATTCCTGCCATTGCACGTCCAATAGGAGTAGAGGTGTCAAAAGGTTCTGTGTAAGAAAGCATTTCGATACCCCATTCTCTAAACTTTTCCATTGTGGAATAGAGGTCTGATACACTTCGGGTGAAACGGCTCAAAGCCCAAAACACCACAATATCAAATTGCTTTTGTTTTGCATCCCTCAATAATCTAGCCATTTCCGGACGATGATCTATGTCTTTCCCAGATATTCCACGGTCAGCGTATAAATCATATACAACGTATTTTTTGTCATCGCACCACTTTTTCAATGTCTTTTCTTGTGCGTCTAGGGAGTACCCTTCTCTTGCCTGATCGAGGGTGCTAACCCTTATGTATATAGCAACACGCATCTTATGTCCTCCAGTCATTAATCTGTAATCATCCATCCTGCTTCGCGTAGTAGACGGACAGCATCGTCCACATATCCTTTTTCAGTTTCGTGTACATATCCGGGGGTGTTTTCTAATTGCACGATGGATTCAGAATTATACACCTTCCAATTATTCTCGTCCAAGAATACATCCGACCATATAGCTCCATCGTCAACATCAATCATCATTTTATAATACCTGTTATAACCGTTTCGGCAGAATACCCTTGCATCTTTGTATTCCTTTCTAATGACTTTGACTATAGATTTCCTACTGATTTTTTTCATATGCTTTCACCTTCCTCTTGCCAATCTTACAGCCGCCAAAATTCATTGTTTTCTATAAACTCAAATCCCAAACTTTTCATTTCTTGCAGGACGTATGGAAGCAATTCCACCTCAACATCCTCCGTCAGTTCTTTTGTTGCAAAATACATTCCACTGTCAATCTCATAACTGTATTTGTCTTTTGCGAACAGAAGAATATTTCTGGCTATTCCTCTTATCTGTATTTGTAAGTCTCTATATTCTTGCAAGCCCATCCCTGTATTCTTTGCGTACAATGCTAATGTCATATTTTTTACCACCTTTCCTCACTAAAAAGTTCTTCCGGAGATTGCCATCTTTGCCTATCATGATAATATTCACAGCAGATGCAATCTTCACCGCCGCAACCAGCACATCTATCTGCATCCTCTTGCTCAATCTCCGCAAGCCGTTCAGCCAGCCTTCTTTCTTCGGAACTAAGCAACTTACCAAACATCCCAACTCCCATAAGACCTTTTGCCATATCCAAATCCTCCTTTACTTGACTATTTCTGATCTCTTTTAGTTCCTTCAAAACTATCTCTCCTTTTGGCCTGCCATCATCAGTACCGGGCGGCCATTCCCGGCAGACCGGATTACTCCGGTTTCGGCTATATATAATAATCCTCTCCGTATCTGCTGTCTGTCAGCATGTAGTAATGTCCTCTGAATGATTTATAGATCATCTTGCCGTCTATCTTTCCGACTTCTTCCAGATACCCCGCCAGACACGTTATATATAAGTTACTCCAAATATCTACCACCTTAATCTCCATCTCTAAACCTCCAATCCAAATTCCTTTGCCAAATCAGCTGTCATATATGCCAGTTCTTCTTCCATATCCATGCACCATCCGTGCAGGTATTCGTCTCTGGCTTCTTTATTATCCCAATTTTCTCTACTAAGCCCGATGCTGTCGATTATCATGTATCCATCTTCCTGAATTTCAAATAACGGTTTGCCGTATTTAGCCACCCACTCCTGATTATCTGCAATTTCTTCTATTCCTGCTTTTGCAACATATAAAACCACCGCTCTTTTCCTGTCATACTGGAAACTCTTCTTTTCTCTTCCATAGTTGATTGTGTAAACGCTCATGCCTTTTCCTCCTTTTATTTTCCTGCTATCTTACTACTTTTCAGGCTAAGAACCAGAGCTATGTCGGTAGCTCCCAGCCCTACTGCTTCGTTTAGATTAGCTTCTTCGCATTGTGCTTATTAACTCAACAAAATTCTTCCCACAATTCAGTTATCACACTATACATCCAATCAAGTTCATCTTCGTTGCTCATACTATCGACAAATGATTTGCTTGGAGCATTTTTGAACGTTTCATTGCTACATGTATTCCAATCAAATCCGTACGATATGTTTAACGCTTCTACCATTTCGTTTATTTGATTCTTCATTTCCAGACTTGTCATTCCTTCGCCCCTTTCTTACCGTTTGGTAATTTTTATCTTATCGTCATTCTAACTTACCGTTCGGTAAGTGTCAATAGGGAAGTTTATATTTTTTGAAAGTTTTTTTAAGTAAATGATTTGCTTTATATTATAGAAGAAACTCTTTTTCAAGAGCCGCTAAGAACTTCTGAAATGCCTCTGAATACGTTTTTGCCATTAGCCATAGATTATATTGAATATTTCTGTAGGATTGACTGGGATTCGTTTCGTCAAAAGGCGTGTCTCATTTTTGTTCATTTTGCACAGTTGGTGCAAATACTCTAACAAACGCTGATTTTATGCGTGTACATGCGTGTTTCATTTTCTTCTTTTCTTTGGTGATGGTACTGGTGATGGTACTGGTACTGGTTACATTGGATTTTTCGGTGGATTGTCCATAGGATTGTCCGAAGGACTTTTAAAACGATTGAATAATAGTGATTTGATTGTTGAATATATAGGCACTGGGAAAAGATGTAAGAAGAAAAAAATAGCCGTACCAATAGGCACGGCTAAAATTTTACTTTTGAGCTGCGTAATATCCATGTTTTGTGAGCTTAATCATTCCTCGAATATCGTTAATCTTCTCAATACATTCTGTATATTCAAGTTCATCCAAAACAGAAGTACTAGCCATAGACAAAAATTCATTTTCCTTGGTTCGAATCAATTCGGACAAAAGTTCCTTTAAAAATTTCTGTGCTTTATCAGATAACATAAGACACCCCCTTTCCTGACTGATACATAAATTATAGCACGTGTCAAGAGAAAATTTCTGTACACATTTTAGGGGGTTAAACAAAATGAGGACGTACAATTACCTCTAAGGTAACAGATAGGAAGAGCGTTATAAAGGGTTCAAAACAGGACTGCATCGCTATATTGGTTAGCGAGACAGCCTTATTCAGCATTAGAAAAGGCTTTTATATGATTTTGTTTTCCGGCTTTATATGCTATATTAAGAATATATTCATTTAATTAGGAGAAAAACATATGACAAGTATTAATGGTGACTATTTTAAAGATAATTATGGATTATGCCTTTCTGTGTCTCAAATTTTAAATAATGGTAAGGCATCTGTGATCATTGACAATGGAGAGCTGATTGAAAGTAAGCAATTTTTAATTGAAGATCCAGGTATTAGAAAATGTCGCTTCTGTGGGAGGAGTTGCCCTGAAGTAACATTTAAAATGAAGGCTCATGCCATACCAGAGCTTCTAGGAAATAAAACAATTATAAGCATGAATGAATGTGATACATGCAATACGCATTTTTCAAAATTCGAAGATAGCTTATCAAAATACCTGCTTCTATATAATTCAATTATGAGAATAAAAGGTAAAAAAGGTGTCCCATCTTATAAGTCAAAGGACAAAACTGCTCGAATTGATAGTAATGATGGTATAGTCAATATATACCAGCAAATAGGTAATGATGAAATCATCAATCTAACAAAAGATAATAAAGCCGAAATTAGTGCTATTAGACAGCCATATATACCGATCTATGTGTATAAGGCATTTGTAAAAATGGCAATTTCTACAATGCCTTATGAAATTGCTAATTACTTCGGAGACACAAGAGAATGGCTTCTGGGGAATAATCCTCCTGGATTTTTTTTCCACCCAAAGTGTAGAGTTACTTTTATGCCAAAAATCCAATTAGGTTTAACAATATTTGGTCTTGTTCGAAAAGATGACGTATTAAAAGCTCCGTTTTATCAATTTGTAATCTGCTATGGGCATCTGATGTTTCAAATATTGGTCCCCTGTCCCCAAAAGGATAAACACTTGTTGGGCCAAACACTAACTTTTGAAAGATTCGCTTTTCCTTTTGAACCAGGCTCAGAATATGAGAAAGTGAAATTTAGTATTATAGACCTATCTTCTAAAGAGATAACAAAAGATGAGTCTACCTCTATTAGGCTTAGCTATGAATCCATAAATATATTAGATTAATATATTTATACAGTTCTTTTACTTGCAAACATCCTCGCACTATCCATATAGTCTTTTAAAGCCCCTCTTTCCTTTTGAAAAAGGGGCCTATTACATTTCTACTTACTTCCTGACCAGTATGAACAAGAACTCTCTCTTTTTATCCAATCCCTGAATACCATAATGCTCCATCCTGATCCGGCGTAAGCGTTACTGGTTCCGTGACCATCTTACCGCTGCTGTTTACAGCATAAATCTTTCCGGAGTCTTCTACGAGCTGTGATGTGCACATAGCTCCATCCGCTCCCAAGTAATACCACTCTCCTTTGTATTTATACCATACATTCGTAACCATGTGACCAGCACCATCAAACCAGTACCATTCGTCTCCAGACAACTGCCACTCGTTGCAGACCGGCTTACCCAACTCACGGTAATATTTCCATACCTCACCTGCTTGAACCCAGCCAAGTTGCTGTACCTCTAAAGCGGCCTTAAACTCTGTCCACAAAACTGGCAGGTCCATCATATTACGGGGACACCATTTTTTCTTCGCATCATAATGACGGATTACCTTACTCGCAGGGATGCCGGTCGTCTGTATCAAGTACTTTACCAAATCAATACAATTTAATCGGGCAGTAGCGTAATTGGAATCGGGATTCACGCAGATTTCAATATTGATTGTGTTCTTGTTCGTTACCCCGGCTACCAATGGTGTTCCATATTCTTTTCCAACAGCATATGCCCCGTCTGTATGATTTAGCGTCTGATAAATATCTTTGTCATCCACATAATAATGCACAGAGGCAGACAGATTCCCTGCATAGTGTGCTTGGGAATGCTTCGCTGCTCCTGCTCCTGTACTAAAGTTATCTGTTTCATGGATCACTATAAAAGCCGGCACATTTTGTCCGGCATAACAATTGATCTGTTTAATCTGTTTCGTAATCTCCAACATATTTTTGTCCTCCTGATTTAGTTTCTTTTTTCGATGCTCTGTAAGCTTCTGATTGTTTCTGGGTTGCATTTAAAACCAATCTAGGTAGATTTAGTTATATACAAAGAAAAAGCCCCAGAATGGGGCTTTTCTTACTACTCCTTTACCTCCGGCAGTCCGGCCACCGATGTGGCCAGCGACAGCACCCCGGCCAGTATCGATGCGGATATAACCACCTGCCAATTCACATCAGCCAGCACCATACTGGTGCCGATCGTGGCAATGAATGTCTGTGCCACCGTTTTAGTTGCTCTGATTCCTGCTGCTTTTAACCATGTTCTACTCATTTTTAATTCCTCGCTTTCTCGTTTTCTTCTAAATCACCAATCCGGTGATTTGCAACCTTCATTTGTTCTTCTAATATAAAGGTACGCTCAATAACCGTATTGTGTTTGTCTACCTTCTTTTCAAGCTGCGCCAGCCGGTATGTAGTCAGCTTC